AGCCCCCGTTAAGTCTGGAGATAATCCACGTAGAGCTAGTTTCCTTGCAAGAATGGCAGGGAACAATGGTCCTGAGTACAAAGATGGAAAACCAACTAGATTGCTTCTGAGCCTCCAAGCATGGGGTGCAAGCAGTAAAGCAGATGCTAAAGCAAAGGCTAAAGCTATATCAGCTAGGAATAAAAAATGAACTGCCCTATCGCCACCTATGACATCAAGGTCAACCTCAAAGCCCGTGATTGGGCGTTTAAGAATGTTGGCTATGGTCCTGCTAATCCAGATGAAGATAACATAGACTTCTGGATGAAAAGAGCAGATGAGTGGCAAACTCCTATTGAAGAAGCCCAGACCATGCGTTGTGGTAACTGCGCTGCCTTTATCCAGACTCCTGAGATGGAAGCCTGTATCCTAAAAGGTATAGATGAAGAGACTGATGGCTATGCCAAAGATGTCCAAGGTGCGGCTAATCTTGGTTATTGCGAACTGTTTGACTTTAAATGCGCTGGCGCACGTACCTGTTCAGCATGGTTATCTGGTGGCCCTATAACCAAGAAGATGACCAAGAGCCAATCTAATATGTTAATGATGGCTAAGACCGAATACAACATGGAAGATGAGGAAGATTAAATGGAAGCCTTATTAGCATCATTTTTAGAGTCGCTGATGCCAGCGGCAGTTGGTGGCTCAGAAGCCGTTATTGGTGGTGGTGCGGCTCCAATGTCTTTTGGAGATACTCTTGGCGGCTTTGCACAAAACCAGTTTGGTCAGCAAATGGCTCCTACTATGGAAGCTTATAAAACATTTACCAACCCAAACTCCACAATGGGTGACATGGCTAACTCAGCATTCAAGTATTCCTTTAATCCAAAGGAAGATGAGAAATCATTAATGACACCTCAGATGGGTGGTTATGGTGGTGGCATGGCCTCCAATTATGTTGGTGGAATACCATCTCTGTTGCAGAATACTGGATCTGGCATCCTCCCTTATATCGGTTCACGATAAGGAAATATATGAATAAAGAAAATCCCATGTTGATGGCAGAAACCTTGCAAGGTGAGATGCAAGATGATGAGGTAATGTCTGAAGAAGAACTTCAAGGTGTTATTTCAGGTGAAATTTATGACGCTATTTCTTTCATTGATGATGACATTGGTCACAACCGAGCATTAGCTACTGAATACTACTATGGCTTGCCTTTCGGCAACGAAGAAGATGGTCGCTCACAAGTAGTGTCAATGGATGTGCGGGATACTGTACAAGGCATATTACCAAGCCTGATGCGTATTTTCTTTGGTCCAGAGCGTGTGGTTGAGTTTGCTCCTCAAGGACCAGAAGACATTGCTTCTGCTGAACAAGCCACAGACTATGTAGACTTTATTTTTAAGCGTGATAACCCAGGCTTTAAGATTTTGCACTCCGCATTTAAAGATGCTTTAGTTCGCAAGGTAGGCATTGTTAAGTACTGGTGGGATGAGTCTGTAGAAGTCAAGGCAGAGTCTTTCTCTATGCTTGATGAACAAACAATGATGTTCTTGACTCAAGACCCAGACATTGAGATTTCTGCGGTACGTGAGTACCCTATTGCAGGTATGGCAGAACAGAATGCTGCCCAAGGTATTATGACTCTACCTCCCATGATGTACGATGTGGAGATCAAGCGTAGAATCAAGTCTGGCAAGGTAAAAATTGAGGCATTGCCACCAGAAGAATTCTTGATTGACCGCAGAGCAAAGTCTATTGATGAGGCCACCTTTGTAGGCCACAGGACTATGAAGACTGTTTCTGATCTAGTCGCAATGGGCTATGACTACGATGAGATGGTTGAAGTCGCTGGCAATGGTAATGACTTTGACAACAACGAAGAATATACCGCCCGTAACCCGTTTGCTGTTATCAGTACTGCAAACAATGGTGATCCATCAAGCAAGAGTGTTCTTTATATTGAAGGCTACTTAAAGGTAGACTTTGATGGCGATGGCATTGCTGAGATGCGTAGGATTTGCACAGTTGGTACTGGCAATAAAATCATGCGTAATGAGATTGTTGCTGAACGTCAATTTGCTGACTTTTGTCCCGATCCAGAACCCCATACCTTTTTTGGTATGTGTCCCGCTGATGTGGTCATGGACATTCAGCGCATCAAGTCAAATGTCCAACGTGGCATCCTAGACTCTTTGGCTCAAGCTATCAATCCTCGCACAGCGATTGTTGAGGGACAGGCCAACATGGATGATGTGTTGAATACCGAAGTTGGTGCTGTTATTCGCATGAGAGCGCCAGGTATGGTTCAGCCATTTACCACTCCCTTTGTTGGTCAAGCTGCATTCCCAATGCTTGACTACTTAGATGACATTAAACAGACCCGTACGGGCATTTCTAAAGCCGCTTCTGGCCTAGATGCAGACGCATTGCAAAGCACTACCAAGGCCGCAGTATCTGCGACTGTCAATGCCGCCCATCAGCACATTGAGATGATTGCCAGAACCTTTGCTGAAACTGGTTTGCGTAAGTTGTTTACTGGTATTTTGAAACTCGTTATTGAGAATCAAGATAAAGAGCGAATGATCCGTTTGCGTAATACATTCGTTCCAATTGACCCCCGTTCTTGGGATGCCAATATGGATGTTATTGTTAATGTTGGTGTTGGTGATGGCACTCTTGAAGACCGAATTAATATCTTGAATCAAGTTGCTATGCGTCAGGAAATGTTGATTAAAGAAACTGGTCCTAATAATCCTGTTGTAACAATACCACAGTATACAAATACGCTAACTAAGTTATTGCAGTTGGCGGGTATTAAAGATTCTCAGAATTACTTTAATCAATTACCACCCGACTTCCAATTTCCCCCACCTCCAGAGGCAAAGGCTACTCCAGAGGAGATGTTAGCTCAAGTGCAGGCACAATCTATTCAAGCTGATATTCAAAAGAAAGCCGCTGAACTGCAATTAGATCGTGAAAAAATGATTATGTCTGATGATCGTGAAAGAGATCGTATTGAACAAGATGGTATTTTGCGTAGATATGAGCTAGAATTGAAATATGGTGTACAAATTCAAAGTGCGGAAATAGAAGCCGCAATGAATAAAGACCGAGAATTAATCCGTCAACAAGCTGCAATGAGCAATCAACAGCCCCAACCAATGATGTAAATGGACGATCTAGAAATTAACCTCGCAAGAGGAGACAGAGCAAAGTTACTTCTTGAGGATGAACTCCTTATTGAAATGCTTAAACGAATAGAAGACGATTGTTATCGTGAGATTCGTTCTTCCAAGTTAATGGAAGGACCAGTTAGAGAGCAAGCTTACTTGCTTCTGACAACAGTTGATATTCTTAGAGCAAAACTACGCTCTGTCATGGATACGGGCAAGATGGCAGAAGTTGCTCTTGTACGTAGACGGGGAAGACCCCCGAACAAATGATTGTTAAACTAAGAGGTAAATATGTCCGATAACGCAAATGCAGTCGGTTCGATTACAGTAAATCAAGCAGCGCAAAGCTTTGCTTCCATGCTAGACACTCAAGAGGGTGTTGACACTGGTACAGAGGCGCAACCAGAGGAGGAGCAATCCGAATCTGAGTCCGAGGAAATGGAATCTGCGGAGCCGCAAGACGAAGCAGAGGAAACTTCTGAGGAAGTAGAAGGTGAATACGAAGAGTCCGAAGAGGAAGCCCCAAGGGATGAGAAGTTTGTTGTCAAAGTTGATGGCAAAGAAATCGAAGTCCCAAAGGAAGAACTTATCCGAGGTTATCAACGTGAAGCTGACTACACACGGAAAACGCAGAAACTAGCAGAAGAGCGCAAATTAGTCGAATCTGAGTTTCATCAAGTACGTGGAGAGCGTGAACAATACGCTCAGATATTAGGACAATTACAGCAAAAACTGCATGAGTTTGAGCCGCAAGAGCCTGATTGGAACCGATTAGAAGTTGAAGACCCAACTGAATATGCCCGTCAATGGACATCACATCAGCGTAGGCAACAACAGAGATATGCGGTACAAGCAGAGCAAGAGCGCCTTAACCAAATGCGTCAAGCTGAATCACAAAAGCAGATACAAAATGTTTTAGTGCAAGAAACTGCACGTTTGAAAGAGAAAATTCCAGAGTGGAGTTCTCCAGAGAAAGCTAAAGCAGAAGGTAGGGCTTTATTAGAGTATGGTCAGAATTTGGGTTTTTCAGAGCAGGAACTGAACGGCATTACTGATTCACGGGCATTGCTTGCACTCCATAAGGCGTGGAAGTATGACCAGATGATGAGTAAACGTCCAGAATTCCAAGCAAAGATTAAAAAAGCCCCGAAGATGGTCACTCCTGGTTCAGCAGGTAGCGTGAGTTCTAAGTCGAGTGATTTAAATAACGCAAAAAAGCGTCTTGCACAAACTGGAAGCGTCAGAGATGCCGCATCTTTATTCGAGAAATTTATTTAAGGACCTATCATGGCTGCTATTACAAACACGTACACCCGATTTGACGCTAAAGGCGTTCGGGAAGATCTTTCAAATGTTATCTATCAGATCTCTCCAGAAGAGACACCATTCATGTCTAACATTGGTCGTGAGAACGTCACCAATACATTCTTTGAATGGCAAACAGATGATCTGGCTGCTGCCAGCACAACCAATGCACAGATTGAAGGCGATGACATAACTTCTTTCACAGCAGTTACAGCTACAGTTCGTTTGGGCAACTACACCCAGATTAGCCGTAAGGATGTAATCATTGCTGGTACATTGGAAGCTGTTGACAAGGCAGGTCGTCGCTCAGAATT